GAAGAAACGCAGCAGGAAATCGTTGATATGCTGAAATAATTTTTAGGAGGACACTATTATGTCTAAGCAGATTTCTACCAAGACCACCATCCGCAACCTGACCGCTGAGATCAAGAAGACTTTCGTCAAGAAGGACGCCTTTACCCCTGTGTAGACCGCAGCCAACGCTGCTATCAAGTCTCTTGGCGTTGACGGCAACACCGTGAACTTCTACACCTCTACCGACAAGAGCGGCACTGCTGCTTTCTCCGTTGACTTCCCCTCTGAGCTGTTCCTCGACCAGACCAAGACCACCTTCGTGGCCAAGTTCAAGTTCGATGCTGCGACCTACCCCGGCGCTACCGACCCCAAGCTGGACGGCAAGCCCGTCATGGTGCTGGCCGTCAAGGGCGAGAATCCTGACTCCTGCACCTACTCTTTCCTGAGCATGGCTGCGCTGGTGGATACCTACAAGGCTAAGGCCGTCGGCAAGGATGCTTCCACCACCGTTACCATCGCTGGCTATGAGGTGGATGTCAAGGTCAATGTTTCCGCTGCTGCGGGCAACGCTCTGACCCTGAAGGACGACGGTCTGTATGTTCCCACCCCTGAGGAAGTGGACATTTCCGGCAAGGCCGATAAGGTCACTGGTGCTACCACCGGCAACCTCGCTGCGCTGGACGGCGAGGGCAACCTGACCGACAGCGGCAAGAAGCCTGCCGACTTTGTGGCCGCCGAGGCTGGCAAGCGCCTGATGACCGATGCCGAGGGCGAAAAGCTGGCCGGTGTCTCTGAGGGTGCCACCAAGACCGCAGCCAGCTCCACCAACGGCAATGTGAACATTGACGGCAAGGAAGTCGTCGTGTACACCGAGCCGGAGAATGTTCTGCACGACGAGGATGTGGAGGACTTCTCCGCAGAGGAGATCGCCGCTCTGCTGGCTGACTAAGACATGAGGAGGTAAGCTCTATGGCAAAAGCGAAGATCAAAACGCTTTTGGGCACAGGGCTTGCCGCGCTTTGCAGCCACATCAAGCAGTGCAACACCGCACTCGGAGACCTTTCCGAAGCAACGGCAAACGGATTCGAGGAAACCGATGACATCCTGCACGAAAAGCAGGATGTCACGGCTGCGGTGTCTTTTACGATTCCGGTCGATGGCTGGGGCGAGGATGATTCCTCCCCCGGCTATTTTTATTGTGACATCCCCATTGCGGGCCTGTTGGCTACCGACATTGTGGATGTTACGGTACTGCCGGAATTTTACGATGTGGCGGGTGCGGTGGGCTTTATTGCGACCGAAAGCCTCGAAGGAAAGCTGCGGCTGAGGGCCGCCAAAGCTCCGACCGAGAAAATTTCTGCACAGTATCACATTACAAGCACCGTGAAATACACGGATGCACAGGAAGGGGGAACCTAAATGGCATACGGTTCTTTTAACGCAGGCCCCGGCAAGGCGCCGGATGAAGATGTTGTCCGCACTGACCAGATCGGCATTCCGGGCGGCATTGCCACGCTGGATGCGGATGGCAAGCTGTCTGAATCCCAGCGCCCGACGGTGGACGCATACACCAAGGCTGAAACCGACCAGCGCATTAGCGCGGCCGTTGACAACCACAACGGTGCGGAGAACACCCACAGCGACATCCGTGCCAGTGTGGCAGCTATGAACGCCAGCATCAAGGCCATTGAGCTGAAGTTCAGCACAAACGTGACGAAAAATCCTTTTTCCGCCACGTTCAGCAGCCTTGACGGCCTGACCGTCACCGGCGTGTGGAACGCAGAACAGGCGAGGGTGGAGTTCTGATGGCTGAAACATTCAAGGTCGGCGCGAATGCGCGGGAGCTGTTGCGCTACACTCAGAGGGCAACCCGCATCGTCACCGATGACATCAGCCGGAGCAATGCCCGGAAGATCATCCAGAAAGTCGCGGCGCTCGAAGATGTGCGCGACATCCAGAAGGTGTGCGGCACTGCCGTCCATGCACTCGACACACGGGACAGGGAGGGCTTTTCCAAAAGCACTTTCCGTCTGTACGGTGAGGGCATCCGGCTGACTGCCCGGCAAATCCTGCTGGATGCACACGCGGCGAACAACGTCAATTTCCAGACCGACTACGACAAGCGCGTTGAGAAGATCGGCGCAGTTGTGGACGGCTGCTCTCTGCTGCTGGAATACCTGACCATCTGCACGGAGGAAGGTATCATCAGTGCGAAGAAAGCCGGTATCTGGACAAAGAAGGTCACGGACGTAAAATACCCGGCGATGAAGTGGCTCACGTCGGAACGCGGACGTGCCGAAAAACTCCGGGCAGAAGCGGAACGGAAACGGCTGACCGAACAGGCTGCCGCCCTGAAAGCCGTCCTTTACCCGGAACCGTAAACGCACAGCGGGCAACCGCTTTGCATAAAGGGTGCGGTTTGTTTGTCTGACGCTGCCATTTGGTGGCTGCGCTCTCCGAACACCAACAATAACAACAACGTCTGGAACGTCAACACCGATGGCTCCAACAACAACAACTGGTACAACAACTCCTATGGTGTTCGCCCCGCTCTGATGGAACCGTGTGACGAGTAGGCATAAGCTGAAAGCAGTGCGCCCATCAAAGGAAACCGCATCCTGTCGCTTGCCGATGCAGGCAAGTGATAAATACATCCCGCTGAGGTGGGCCATCCCTGCCGGATGCAGCCCACTACCGTAACGCGAACCAGCGGAGGGTCTTTTGACATACGAAGAACTGTGCAGCTTTGAGGTACTTTACAAAGCCTACCTTGAAGCCCGGAAGGGAAAGCGCAGTAAAAGCAAAACAATCGAGTACGAGGCGCAGGCGCTGGCCTGCACGGAAAAGCTCTCCCGTAAGCTGGCTGTCTGCAATGTGCGGCAGCCAGACGGGAGCATTCGGCAGCAGATACGCTATGTGCCAAGTAAGTTTGAGGTCTTTGCCGTCTACGAGCCGAAGCGCCGCATGGTACACGCCCCCGCATTTGTGGACAAGGTGGTGCTGCACGCTCTGGTCGATAACATCCTGTATGATGCCCTGACAAAGAGCTTTATCCGGGACAGCCACGCCAGCCAGACCGGAAAAGGCACAGACGACGGCCTGATGCGCCTGAAAACCCACATGGTGGACTATTACCGCCGTGAGGGCCACGGCGCGGACGGCTGGGTGCTGAAAGGCGACGTGCGGCATTTCTTCGCCATCATCGACCACCGGAAGCTAAAACGCAAGCTCAAAGCCGTGCTGGACAAGCGCGGCGTTGACCCGCGTGTCTATGAGCTGCTTTGCATCTACATCGACGTGATGGAGGACGGCTTGCCGCTGGGCTACCAGACGAGCCAGCTTTTCGCCCTCATGTTTTTGGACGAGTTCGACCACATCATCAAAGAAAAGTACCGCATCAAATACTATGGCCGATACATGGATGATTTCTACATCATCTGTTCGGACAAGAAGAAATTGCAGTGCATTCTCCGGGATGTTCGGGCGCTCATGGACAGTTACGGCCTTGAGCTGAACCAGAAAACCGCCATTTTCCCGCTGCGGAACGGTATTGATTTTCTGGGATTCCATAGCTACCTGACCGACACCGGCGCGGTCATCCAAAAGCTGCGCCGGGATAGCTCCAAGCGGATGAAGAACAAGATCAGATATTGGGAGACGGCATACCCCGCAGGCGAAGTGACCAAGCAGGAAATCCTGCGGAGCTTTGATGCGTGGGATGCCCATGCCGCCCATGGTGATACTTACTCTTTACGCCGCAAGTACGCTGACCGGCTCGAAAAATTGCTTGAGTGCAAAATCCCTATCCATCGAAAAATCAACTCGAACAAACTTGCGCGTGACAGACGGCGGGCGAGGCAATGCCGCTGCATCTACAAGAAGCAGCACAAAGCCCTGTCCCTCTCTGTATCGCAGAACACGCGGCCCGCGGAGATTATGCCGTGGGCCTGAACGAAAACAAGGAGGTAACAATGGCAAACGTAAAACTGGGCACGAAAGCCGTTGGCAGCATTGTCAAAATCAAAGTCAACGGCGCGTCCAAAGATTTTATTGTTGTGCAGCAGGGCAACCCGAACACCAGCACCTATGATTCGAGTTGCAATGGAACGTGGCTGCTGATGAAGGACATCTACACCACGTCCACGTTCGGCAGCAATAACTCCTACAAGGATTCCAGCATCCACACATACCTGAACGGAACGTTCTACAACCTCATCGACAGCAACATCCGGGCGGCTATTAAGCAGGTGAAAATCCCGTACCAGAACGGCACTGGTTCCGGCGGCAGCCTTGCCACCGGCTCCAACGGCCTGAGCACCAAAGTGTTCCTGCTGTCTGGTTATGAGGTTGGTTGGACGACCAGCGACAACGGCTATTTCCCCAAGGATGGTGTTCGGCTGGCGTACTTTGGCAACAGCTCTGGCGGCAACAGCAAGCGTGTCGCCTACAACGGCAGCAGCGCTGCCATTTGGTGGCTGCGCTCTCCGTACACCGGCAATGACGGCGACGTCTGGTACGTCCTCGCCGATGGCTCCTACTACTACTGGTACGACTACTCCTATGGTGTTCGCCCCGCTTTCATTCTTCCCTCTACACTCGTGGTCTCTGACGATGGCACGGTCAGTGTCAACACTGCACCTACCGTCAGCACGGACGGCGCAGCTCTGGGGCGGAAGAACGCGGCCTTTGCGTGGAAGTACACCGTCAGGGATGCCGACGGCGACACCCTGACCGTCACCGAAAAGCTGGACGGAAAGACCGCAAAGACCTGCACCGGCGTTGCCAGCGGCACGGCCCTGACCTTTGAGCAGACGGCCAGCGCTGCCGGATTCCAGAAAATCCTGAACGGCAACCACACCATCACCGTTGAGGTGAGCGACGGCAAGGAAACCGTCAGCACGTCCGCGACCTTTACCAAGGCCGTCCACGCCGCAAGCGTGACGCTGGCTGAACCGTTGGCCGTTGAGGGCGACATTACCGTTGCCGTGCTTCAGGTGACCGGTTCCATCCCCGATGATGCGAAGTTCAAAGCCGAAGTGACCAACAACGCACTCGACAGCTCCCCGGTCTGGCAGGATGCCACGACCGAGGTAAAAAAAGGCGTGAACATCGTCTTTGAGAATAAGACCGCCACCAACGGCGCGGCGTTTAACTTCCGCGTCAGCGTGGAGCGCGGCGAATCCGGCGAGGGCGGCTACATCGAAGCCGTCTCCGGCGCTTTCCAGTAAGGAGGACAGTATGGCTATCGAATGGAAGAAAAATGACCTTCCCGCTCTGGCGCAGAAGGTGGCGGACGACGCCTCCGAAACCTGCCAGAACTTTATTTATGCTGGCATCGACGTGGAGCTGTCCGGCGGCACGCAGCACTTTTCGCTGATGCCAAACGACCAGACGAACATCGACTCGATGTTTGCAGCCATTACGTTGGGCGCGTCAGAATACCCTTACCACCCGGATGGCGGCAAGTGCGTTATGTACAGCGCGGCAGACATTATTACCCTGTACAGCGAATACAAGAGCTTCGTCACCAAACAGACGACCTACTGCAATGCGCTGCGCCAGTGGGCGAAGCGCGAGACTGACCCGAATGTTATCGGCTCCATCTATTACGGATGCACCCTTCCCGAGGACCTCGAAAAGGAAGTCGAGGGCATCCTCAGCGCAGCGCAGGCGCAGATTGTGGCCATCATCAACAAGCTCTCCGCCTAAGGAGGACCGAAATGGCAAGGAACTCTGTATGTAAAACTGCCATCCTCTTTGTGTTCGGAGGGCTTGCATACTTCGGACTCGAGGTGCTTTTCAGAGGACATAGCCATTGGACGATGTTCGTCCTCGGCGGATTCCTTTTTCTGATTCTCGGTGAGCTGAACGAGGGTCTACTTGAGTGGGATACCCCGCTCATTTTGCAGGGCATCATCGGTTCAGCCGTCGTGACAGGAGCGGAGCTCGCAACCGGGATGATTCTCAACGTCTGGCTCGGCCTCGGCGTTTGGGATTACTCCGGGATGCCGCTCAACTACAAAGGGCAGATTTGCCTCCCGTTTAGCATCCTGTGGATTTTCGTGTCCATCGCGGCCGTCGTCCTCGATGACTGGCTGCGATACTGGCTGTTTGGGGAGGAGCGTCCGCACTACACACTGTTCCGGCGCGGCGAGAGCCGCTGAAAGGAGCCGCCAATGAACCGCGAGGAGAGGCTCGAACAGCTTTTGACGGCCACCGTTAAGCTGCTAGACCGGTGGGAGGAATACTCCCTCGAAACGAACTGCGGGGAGCCGGAGGGCTACGGAGCAGCCCGCGCGGTGGTACACGCAGAATTTTCCGTACTCAAACAGACCAACAAAGGAGACGGCGAGAATGAGCGTAATTACCTTTAAGCCGAATGACCACACGAAAATCACCACAGACTTCGAGCGGCACGAGTTCGCCTGCCCGTGCGGATGCACGGCGCAGATGATTGACCCGGAGCTCGTCCAGAAGATGCAGACCATCCGCACCAAGCTCGGCAAGGCCATCAAGGTTACGTCAGGCTACCGGTGCGTGAAGCACAACGCAGACCCGAAAGTCGGCGGCAGCCGGACGAGCCGCCACCTCTACGGCATTGCGGCCGACTGGCGCACGAAGGACCGGAGCGTCAACCCCGTCGCCCTCGGCATCATCGCGGCCGCGCAGGGCTTTGGCGCGGTCGGCATCTACTGGCACGACAAGGCCGCCATTGTCCACACCGACACGCGCGGAGGCAAGGCTACATGGCTTTGCGTCCAGCCCGGCGTGTATCCCAGCACCACCTACAACAAGTTTGTCCTGCCGACCATCGAGCAGGGTTGCGAGGGAGCCGCTAACCGCGCAGCTACGGTTATGCTGCAGCGGCTCCTCGGCATCCCGCACGACGGCAGTTTTGGCCCGGCTACCACAAAGGCACTGATGACGGCCCAGCGTAAGCACGGCCTCGTCCCTGATGGCATTTGCGGCCCCAAGAGCTGGACTGCCCTGTCAGGCGCAGACAAATATCTGTGAGGGAGGAGGTGATACCAGTGGAAACATGGCAAATTCTCGTCACCGTTGGAGTGCCGTCTGGAATCTTTGGATTTTCTGTCTGGCTGATTGAGCGCAAAATCGAGCAGCACGAGAGAAAGCGGACCGAAGAAGCCAAGAAGCGCGAGAACATTGAAGCCCAGCGCGAAAAGAGCAGAGAGGAGCTGCAAATCTGCATCTATGAAACTTCTCTCGCCGCCATCGCCCTCGGCGAGGCCACCGCAAAGGCAGTTCAGCGCATCCCTGACGCGCACTGCAATGGTGATATGCACGCAGCCTTGGACTACGCCTCTAAGGTCAAACACGCACAGCGGGAAGTCGTTTCCCGCTGCGGAATCAAATCCATTGTCGAATGAGAGGAGAACGCTATTATGAAGTACAATAACAAAGTTTCCGCCGCCACCATCGCCCGTACCGCTGCTCTGCTGCTGGCTCTGGCAAACCAGATTTTGAGCGCGTTCGGCAAGTCTCCGCTGCCCATCGAGAACAGCACGTTGGAACAGCTCGTCACCACGGGCATCACCACCGTTACGGCCCTGATTAACTGGTGGTACAACAACTCCTTCACGCAGGCCGCTATCGAGGGCGATAAGACCTACGAGAACGTCAAGAACCAGATTCACTAAGGACGCCCCAGCAGCTACCACATAACAGCACGAGCCTCCCGGTATTCCTCGCACAAGAGGGCCGGGAGGCGCTTTTTTTATTGCTGTTTTTTGCAATATCTTCCCCGGAAACGCACTTAAAACAGCATTTCCGGCGCGGTTATTCTCGTAAAAAGACATTTTCGGGACAGAAATGCACTTTTTGATACGTTTTCTATCATTTCCGTGGATAACCGCAGAAAAACGGCGCGGAAATACCAGAACGACCCGAAAAGTGGAAAACTGGGTGGAAAAAGTTGATAAAAGGGTCACGCGAGACAACACACGCAGTTGTCCCAAAATACCACGAAAAACAATATAACCGGAGCGGAAATACCGTTTTGAACGCATATCCGCGCGGATATGCACTGAAAGCAGCATTTCCGGGTATTTCCGGCGAAACAATCGACAAAGTAGAGTAGAGTAAAGAAGAGTAGAGTAGAGAATATATTATACTCAGCGATTTTGTAATCGCTGGCGTGAAAGCCGTTGCCATTGTCCCTGTTAGGTGCTATCATAAAAGCACGACCACCAACACAGGACAGGAGGACAACAGTTATGGGTAACACAACTGCGTCCCTCACCCACGAACAACTGTTCGGGGGGGGTAACAAGTAGCGGCGCGCGATTCGTAGACCCGGCCAGCATCCCAATGGACGAGGTACGGGAGAGGCTGAAACAGCAGTGCGCGTACAAGCCATCGCTCGAAATCAACTTCGTAATGAGCAGGGATTCCAAAATTGCTTGCTTTTGGGGAAAGCAATTCTACATCACGGACGATTCATTCACCCCGGAGCTGGTGTACGAAACAGAATCTTTTGTAAACGCGGCCTCCATTTCAGACGGCTCAAGATACGCCGTGTGCCAGACAGCACACAACGCCCGGAACGACGAGGACAGCGGAACATTCGCTGTGATAGATGTTCTGCACAAAAAGGTACTAGGAAAATACCACACAGAGCATGGCTGGAAGTACATGACACGCCTGTATGTGGACGAACGGGAAAAGTGCTTTTGGGCATACTTTGGCGACGACAAAGAAAAAGTGAGCTTTGCGGACCGCGTGAAAGAGGAGCCGTCGCCGGAGCAGAAACCGGAGCAGCCCAAAAAAGAAAACCCGGCAGCGGAGCCGAGCCAAAAGCAGAACAAAAAGGCGAACATCATAGCCATCGCTGTTGCTGTGTTCTTTGCGTTCATGCTTTTTGGCGGATTCGACCTTATAGCACCCCGAAAGAGAACAACCAGCACAACCAGAGTATCGACACCGGAGACGAACCGGAGCGTCCTCGAAGAAACCGCACTGAACGCGCTGGACAAAGAAAGCGCAGCCTACATATCGTCGATTGATGCATTCTATTACAGCGGCAAGTACACGCTCACCGTCCGAACCGTTTCCTCTGGCGGCCTGTATCTCCCGATAGTGGCGGAGCAGACGGCGCAGGCAGTGTTCGACAAAGCGGCAGAGCTTGGCATCACACTTTCGGAGTACAAGGTCGAGGAGTTCAGCGAGGGCAACAGCAGCAAGGTGGAAAACCTGATACTTTGGAAAAGCGCGGATGGTGTAACCGGAACCTACACAGACGACACCGGCAGCAGCCCGTACATCGAGACAGATGTTACCATCGAGAGGCTGGCGAAAATCGTGAGATGACCCGGCAAGTGACGAAAACCTCCTGCGGAGACCCACAAAGCGTCGCAATGGTCGGGCGGCAAACTTTACGGCTAGACCACAAAAGCCCGAAATCGAGGCCCCGGAGCCGTGCTCGTGGCGTTCTACGGCTCAACGCAGGAGAAAGCACTCCGAAAAGCTACCGGCAAATTGCCAGCAAGTTGAAATCAGCCTGCGGGAGACGGCCCACAGGGAGGTGATGGAGAGGGCTGCACGGGGACCACGAACAGCCCTCCCGTCACAATGGCTGCTCCGAAACACCCGCAGCGGGAAGAACGGCGCGCGCAAATCCTGTATGCGCGGCAGCGGCTCGACCACTGGCGGGCATAGGAGGCAAGCATGGAACAGTCTATTTATGAGCTCTACATGGAGCAGGTCAACCCGCAGGACACCCGCGAAATCATGCAGGCAGAGGACACGCTCACCGCGCTGCTCAAGCTGGTGGAAAACCGCGAATTGCGCGACGCCATCGACCGCGCAGCAGGCCGCGTTGCCTACCTCCGAGAAGTAGCGGCATTTGAGGCCGGTTACGGCTTTATGCCAGAATAACAAAAAGGGAGGCCCGGCATACCGCCGGACCTCCTAATTCTTTATAGCCCAAGATAATCCTCAATGCTCATGCCGAGCGCAGCAGCGACGGCGTGAATCTGGTAAACATCGCGCGGGACCCGGCGACCGGCCTCCCATTCCTCGAGCGTCCGCAGCGGAACGCCAGAGAGCCGCGACAGCTGGGTGCGGGTCAACCCGCGAGCCTCGCGCAGCCCGGTGATACGGGCGGCAACAGGCGTTAAAGCTGACATCTTGAAATCCCCCTTGAATCTGCTATAATAGAAATGCCGGAGAAGTGAGGCATCTGCAAGCTGTTTCTCACTCCCCCGGCGTTTCAGAACTCTGGCCGCCGTCATCGGCCTTTGTTCTTCATCGGAGAGCCCTGCTTACTTGTTGAGCAGGGCTTTTACTTTTTCCACGGCCTCCTCGAGCGTTTTGCTGTTACGCATAAGCTCAAGAATTTCACGGGTCCGGTTCTCCTTTGCCTCGTCTCGAAGCACCTCGGCGGTATTCATTTCGTCGTCCATGTCGTTTCCTTTCTGGCCTTGCCACCTTACTCATTGAGGAGCGGCCCCCTCAACTGACTATATTATACCACACAAGCGCGTGGAAAGCAAGAGCGAAATGGCAATTTCTTGAAATATTTTTGCGTACCTGTGAAAGATTTACTGCTCGATGTACCGAAAGAGAAAACCGCCCGCATGGGGTAACTTTCCCTTGCATACCTTTCCGATTGCGCTGTCATCCAGACCGGTAGCACGGGAGGCAGCAGCGATACTCGGATACTCATGTATGACCTGATTTGTCTTGCGGTCAATCTGGCAGACCGGAGCGAGCGTTGAGCCGTGATAGGCCCGGACGCTCCGGCCGTATCCGTCGCCCGGTTCGGGAGCTGTCTTGCCGTTCCACTTTGCGCCGGATGCAAGACCACCGAAAAGAAAACCCTGCATCTCGTAGGCGCGGGACAGACGCCCCAGCAGCGTGTCGAGCTGGTCACGCTGGTTGCGGTCGAGAGACTTGAGGAACGTGTCAATCTCCTTTTCGGCCTCGACAACCTCCTGAATCCCGACGTGCAAAACGTCGTTCTGCTCATATTTTTCGTACAACGTCCGATAGACAGCAGCCACGGTACAGGCCTCCTTACGATTCCATTCCAAACACCGGCCACTGGTCGATGTACTCGCACTCAAAGAACAGACGAACCTCCTCCTCGGGAATCTCCGTGACGTCAACGACCTTGTCACCGGGCTTCAAATCCCTTTTGAGGAACAGAGCGGCCTCGTCGAGAGACGGAGCGCGGACGCCCTTAATAGCAATGCTGTAACCGTCTGCGAGCGACACCTCGTAATATTTGATAATCATTCTGCGTACACCTCCCCATCTTTGAAAAAGAGCTTTGCACGGCGCAGGCGGAACGCCTCAAGAATGAGCGCGAAAGCCGTGTCGCAGGTGGCGCAGACCATCTCGAAACCCGGCATTTCCCACAAACCAGCGTTGTAAAAAGCGGCAGCCAACTCGACGACGATACGCTCGTTCTGGCTCAAATTGAAAGCCTCCTTTGCTGCTGTGAACGCCATGTAGTCCTCACCGATGACGGCGATGCGGAGCTCCGGCCAGCGCGTGAGCGCGGAGAGCAGGTACAGGGACGCGCCCCAATACGGATTGACGCGCCCGGATTCGGGATTTACGATGCGCGGAATCCGCTGAAGCTCAGACAGGAACGCGGCCTCGTGCTCCGGGCTTTTGTATGTGATATTGATTTCCATGCGAACCTCCTTACATATCGACCGAAACAAAATGATAGGCGTACCAGCAACCGCGACGGCGAAAGAGCCTGACGCGGGTGGTAAAGAACTGACCGGAGCACCCCATGCCGTCATAAAGGTCGTCGCGGTAGGCCCGGTGCATATAGAACCATTCGAGAACGCTCTCTTTTGAGAGGGGAGAGAGCTTCTCGGGCAGCTTAACGAGCTCGACGAAAGAATCGAGCTCGTCGCGGACGATGTGGCAATCGGAAACCCGATTGACGTATTCTCGGATGTCGCGCTTGAGCTGAGTGACGAACTCCTCGACGCGCTCACTACGCACCGGACCGGGAAACCGCTCGAACATGAGCAGGACATCGTATGCCTCCTTGAGGCTGTCGTAATCGTGAATATCGCGGGACATTAGGCTCCCTCCCTTTCTTCCCTTGCCTTGCGGAGCTCCTCGAGAAACTCGGGGAGCGGCAGCCGCTCGAGCTGATACTCCCGGCGCGCGGCCGGAGACAGGCCGTTGAGCCATGTCTCGTACTTTACCCGCTCCTGCTCTGCGCAGGCCCGGATGCTTGCGAGAGCATCCGCAGGCGGGTAATCCTCGCCGACGTACCAAGTGATTTTCCCCTCGTTGGAGATGTGGGCGACCATCTTGAAATCGCCGTCCTCCATCACGGCGGAGTTACAGACCGTTACGCCGTTACCGAGACAGCCAAGGAACAACTTGAAATTCTGGGCAGCCATCAGTAAATCTCCTCCTCAAGCATCTTTTTGCTGAACCGCTCAATCTCCTCGAGAGAGGTCCACTCCGGCTTCTCGTCGTCGGAAAAGCTGTCCCACAGGATGCGCATGGCCTGAATATGATTCTCAACGCAGCAGCCCCAGAGGTACTTGCTGAAACGCGAGCCGCAGCCGAGGAAATACTTGCAGTCCTGAATACAGCGGCTCAAGAGTCTGTAGCGAAACTCGGCATCGGAGCCGACAAGGTCAGTAGCGACGTTGCCGAAATAATGAAATTCCGCGTCGCCAGCGAAGTAGAGCGTGACACTGGCGTCGAGGCTGCGCGGCCAGCCGTCCGGGTACGGACGGGTCGAGCCGTCAGAGAAGTGGGTCATCGCTGTTGCGGTCACCCCGATGGCGGCCTCGTTCTCACGGGGGCGGCAGAAGAACGTGCGAATCTGGATGCGCTCACACTCCATGGAACCGGCATTCCCGATACTGTCAGGGAACAGGGACACGGCCGGATCATACCCGGCAGCTTTCAAACGCTCAAGAACGGTCATATCTCTTATGCCTCCATTTCGATGTCGAGCAGCTCCATGCTGCCGTATACACAGTGCTCGGAAATCTCGCGGGCTCTTTTGCGAGCAGAGGGCAGCGAGACGGCTTCAATCTTACGCTCGGTGACGTAACCGCCATTCTTGAACTGGGGATTGTGGCGGAAGAAAGTTGCCTTGTAGGACTTCGTTTTCATAGTTGACACTCCTTTGCGGTTTGGCTCCCACGACCATCTTGCCAAAGACGGCAAAATGATTTCGGCCCTTGCCACAGGGCCATCATCAGGCGAGGTTAGATTTTGACTTTGCGCGCGCCGAGCTCCGTGTGTTCCCACACAACGACGGAGTATCCAGCAGCCCGATACCCGCTTGCAAAGCTGTGAGCCTCCTCCTCGGACGACTTCCAAACGCAGAGTAGGAAATCGGTCTTGCTGCACAAAATCTGGTAACGCTTCATCGTCTGCACCTCCTTAGTCTCTATTCTCACGCTGCCACATGAGGAAGTTCTGGTAATCGTCTGGCCCCATCGAGACCGGCTTGCTTGTGTTGATGAAATCGGGGCAACCGAAGCAGACGAGCTCGTCCGGATTGCTGCGGGTCTGCGTCAGAACCTTGGCCGGGACACCGGTCATCTGGAACTTTTCGGACGGGACGCCCGGAACCTCAATGCGCCGGAGCAGCATATTGAAGTCGTAGTACCAGTCGAGATTCATGTACCGCTCCTCGCTGTCAGTGCCCTCGATTTTCTTGATGTACTCGGCGAGAGCACCGCGCACATCAAGACGAACCGGAGCGACGCTGTCGTCGTAGCTGTCGTAGAGGGTAATGGTCTCGGCCTTGCCGAAACGAACGGTGAGGACGGCAACGCTGCCGGTGTACTTGTAGAGCTCCATAAAAACCTCCTACCCGAAACGGGTCTTACTGCTTGCTTAACGTCCCTAAAAGGGACACACGAAAGCAAAAAAATTAAGCAACCTCGACCATACCGACCAGACCGTAGAGGAGCTCGTGGTCCTCAAAGGAGATGCGCTCTTCATCGAACGCACGGTCAATCTGCCAGTAGCAATCGTCGCGGTCGTTCTCGGTCTTAATGGCGGCGATAGCTTTCACGATTTTTTTGAACATATTCTTATCCTCCTACCCGTTTTGGGTCATATCGTTTTCTTGTACCCTCATTATAGACCCTAAAAGGGACAATGTCAAGTAAAATCTGGCAATTTGTGGCAAAAAGTTTTCAAGAATGACGCTTTTTGCGGCATTATGCACGAAACGGCGGCAGAACAGAAAGAAAGCAGGAGCCCGGAGACCCCCGCTGATATAGTTATCCTGTTTATCCTAATGAATTGTATGTCGCAAATATGCGGTTTATGGTTGAACAATGCAGCTGCCCTTGCGACTGAGGCGATATGCTTGAGCGTTGCCATACAGTTCACCCAGAACTTTCTCGGCGTTGAGCCGGAATGCAGTCAGGTCTGCAAGTTCGTCAAGGAGTTTCGCCCGGATCTGCTCGGTGTCCGCACCGCCGGAATTGAAGTGCCTTGCAA